AGAATACATAAAACAATTATTAGTTGTACCGTACCAAGGCGAATCAAGCCTTGGCTTAACGGGTGGAGAGCCAATGGCTCCCACTTATGTAGACAATAATTCCAAACCGCCCACAATTTCTGATTTAGAGAAGAATCCCATGGCGGGATGAACTTCTGGGCTTTTTGAGATAGATGACATATTCTCTATTCAAAAAGCCACTAAATCATTCAGACTGCTGGTATCAATAGCAGCTGGTAGACAATTAACTAACATGGAACATGAGATAATACGGAAAATAATAAAATCCGTTATAAATCATTCATTCCATGGCCGAATGGCTGCGATAAAGGAGTGTAAAGATAACTTGTTAAGAAATCTTGACACCTTAGGCGATGGATCCAAAATATTTGGAGCTCATCAAAAAGCCTTAGTCGATCCTAGGGGCTTAGAATACAATAATCCTATTTGGAATACGGTATTCAGCCCAATAACTAGCATCGACCCTTTATTGCGCAATAATATAGAGACTATATTATTGATACTGCCAAATAATCTCTGGAGATATAGAATAGCTTTAACACTATTTAATATTACCAGACTGATACGTTATAAATCTGATCAAAAACATAAAGGATTTGATAAGACTATAGTAACCGGACCAAAACTGGCCGGGCAGATCAGGTTTGATCAACCTGATACTGCATCTAAGAACTTTTTAAAAAGTTTCCTAGATTTTACTTTAACGTACTTACAGCACCGTTACGACCCAGATAAACTACGCAATGTAGTTATCAATGAAACCAGTAATGGTATCATGGAGTTCGTCCAACCGCGTGCATCAAGCACGGGTATGGGTAGCTCTAATTCTAATTGGATGATGTCATTAAATGACCTCCTAATCAGAAAGATATACCCACCTGCTGTAATTAAGCTTTACGAGATTAACCTCAAAAATATTTGAGGAAATTCTAGTAAAGGGATTATTTATTCGGTTAAGTGCTTGCTGTACAGAGAGTATACAAAAGAAATTTTGCGATACTTCTATAGTAAAACTGGAGAATATACATTTTCCAGAGTTGCTACTCTGGCTCTTCTTCCCGATGTGGGAGGAAAAGTCAGATCTGTTGCAGAGATGGACTATGTGACACAGTTATTGTGTCAGCCCATCTATTCTCTGTTACGGTTCCTATTAAAAAAGGAATCGCAGGATTGTTTGATTCAACAATCCAAAGGTGTAGAATGAGCACACAAGACCCTCTCTGAAGGTCGAAGTGTGGTCTCATGTGATATGAAAAATATCACGGACAGACTTGACGCAAGGATCCAAATAAAGGTCCTTTGCGAAGTCTTACACTTTATTATTAAAATTAATAAAGGTTCTCTACACTTAATAGAGAAATCACTTAATTTGTTAATTGGGCCTAAGCGCCCTTTAACTTACCAACACAAGGTTGGCGGGTTAAAAGGCACTATACAATATTCTATTGGCCAGGGTATGGGAACTAACGTTTCCTTCCCTTTGGCATCAATTCTTCACCATTTAATAGTGAAGTTTGCAGCATATAACACTTTAGGTGTTATAAACTACAAAGAATATTGCGTTCTAGGTGACGACCTAATGATACGTGACAGAAATGTCGCAGAGTTATATTTAACTCTGATGTATCAATTAGGTGTGGAGTGCTCAATAGGTAAGTCCTTCGGGATAACGCCTAGCGCCTCGGGAATTCTAACTGAATTCGCGAAACGAAACTTGTATTCCTTCGGGAATCACGTTATCGAGCTTACTCCCCTTACTCCAGCAGTATTATCCCTAGGGATAATACCTACCCTTCTTGAATTAATCAAAAAGGATGTTGGAGGTCATCTAGAACCAGGCATCTACTTGAAATTGTGGTCCCAGGTTGACCCGAGAGGATCAATATATAAACTAATAAAATTAGTATATATATCTATGTCACTGCCTACGACCAGAGCTATACGAGGTTTACACTTCGGGAGCTTAGGTCGGATGGTTTCTGATGCTTTAGAAATAAAGTCATCAGTACTCGAGCGTCTCAGTGTCCTAATATTCTTAGAATATT